TTACGTGTTCTAAGCGGACGTACTACATATGTTGCCGAAGCTAAGAAAAAGAAAGACGAAGAAATGGCCGAAGAGATGAAAGTTGGCGATTCTAAGAAAACTGCTAAAGGTGGAACTGTAACTAAAACCGCTACTGGTATTAAGCACGAAAAGGGTGATTACAGTGATGACGACTATGTTGCTCCTAAGGCCAGTAAAGCTGCTAAATCTTCATCTGAGAAGAAAGGCGATCGCGAAGCTGATGCCAAGCAAGATAAAGAAACCAAAGACTACGAAAAGAAAAATCCAGGTTCAGTGACTCGTGTTAAAGATGGCAAGAAAGTTGAATCCATTGACGAATCTAGTGCAGCACAAAAGGCTGCTCGTGAAAAGTTTATGAGCATGGTTAAAGGCAAAAAGAAATCTGTAGAAGAATCAGCTAAAACAGATGACGATGCTGAAGCTAAGAAAAAGAAAGAAGAAAAGAAAAAGAAAATAGCTAAGATTATGGATGAAGGTTCCAAGCCAGACTTCTTAGATATGGACAAAGACGGCGACAAGAAAGAGCCAATGAAAAAGGCAGTTGCTGACAAGAAAGGTAATGGTCCTAAGAAAGGAGTGAATCCTTTTGCTAAGAAAACAGTTAAAGAATCAGTTGAGCCAAAATTGACCTTTAAAGAAATGATTAAGTTAGTTCAAGAAAGCGGTGGTCAACAATCTATTGATCCAATTGACGCTAAGTTATTTGCTTGGGCTCAACGTGTTGCTTCTGCAAAATTTAACGAAAGTGCAAAGCAAGAAATATATGCTGGTTTAGTATACGAACGCAACGGTGGACGTTTTGAAATGTATGACGTCTTAAGCGAAGACCAAAAGTAATTTAACCAATTACTAATTAAAAGCCAGTCATAGGTTGACTGGCTTTTTTTATGGCTGTATACTATAAATTAATTCTATAGGAGAACAGCAATGGCTAAAATGTACGGACCAGAAGAAAAGGCAAAGTTAGAAAGACTTATCAATGAGGGTTCTAACGTATTGCGAGAAGTCGAAGATCTAACCGAAGGTCTTAAAGAAACTGTTAAAGCAGTTGCTGAAGAACTTCAAATTAAACCTAGTTGGATTAATAAAGCGATTCGAATTGCTCGTAAAGATAATTGGGCGTCACACGAAGAAGAGTGGAACGAAATTGAAATGATCCTTGGTGTTACTAAGAATCTTCCAGAGTCCGAATGATAGATTTATTTAAACCAACATTTGATTGGATCAAGGATGACTACAATACTCATCCCTTTCGATTTTTTATTGAACTACTTGCTTGGGCTATTAGCATTGGGTGCAGTATCACTATGGCCTTCACCGTGCCTAATCCGCCATTACTCGCGTTATACCCTGTTTGGATTGCTGGCTGTGCTATGTATGCTTGGGCCGCTTATACTCGGAAATCATTTGGCATGTTGGCTAACTACATCTTGCTAACCGCAATTGATGCGTTTGGCCTAGCAAGAATGATAATTAATTAAATAAAGATAGATGGTACTGCAGGCCAGAAACTGCACATTGGTATTTGTAAGCCGTAAATTACATAGGAGAAAAATTTGAGTTATGTAGACGCTTTCTATGATCGAGAGCAGGATATCATTCATGTCGTTGAGCGCAATGAAAAAGGCGAAAGACATTTTAAAGAATATCCAGCCCGTCATATTTTTTATTATCAAGACCCGAAAGGCAAGTTCCTTTCAATCAAAGGCGAACCTTTAACTAGAGTAACTTGTAAAAATGTTAAAGAGCTTCGTAAAGAACTAGCAATTCATTCAAACAAAACACTGTATGAAAGTGATATCAAACCTGTATTTCGCTGTCTAGAAGACAACTATCTTAATCAAGATGCGCCCAAGCTAAACGTAGCATGGTTTGACATTGAGGTAGACTTTGATCCAGAACGGGGCTATGCTTCACCAGAAGATGCATTTATGCCAATTACTGCTATCGCTGTCTACCTACAATGGATGCAGACTATGATCTGCCTAGCTATTCCTCCTAAGACATTAAGCATGGAAGAAGCAAAGCGTCAGGTTGAGGAATTTCCTAACACTATGTTATTTGATAACGAAGCAGATATGTTAGACACGTTCTTAGATCTAATTCAAGATGCAGATGTATTAAGCGGTTGGAACAGTGAAGGCTTTGATATTCCGTACACAGTTAATCGTGTCACAAAAGTTCTCAGCAAAGAGGACACACGCAGATTCTGCCTGTGGAATCAATTCCCCAAGAAACGTGAATATGAAAAATACGGAAAGACTGCTATTACATACGATTTAATCGGTCGTGTACACTTAGATAGTCTCGAATTATATCGCAAGTACACGTATGAAGAACGCCATACATATCGACTAGATGCTATTGGTGAAATGGAAATTGGCGAGAACAAAACTGTTTACGAAGGATCACTTGATCAGTTATACAACAATGACTTCAAGCGTTTCATTGAGTATAACAGACAAGATACAATGCTTCTAGAAAAACTTGATAAGAAGTTAAAATTTATGGATCTTGCTAATACGCTAGCGCATGAATGTACAGTATTGCTAATGACTACAATGGGGGCTGTTGCTGTAACTGAACAGGCTATTATTAACGAAGCTCATAAGCGTGGAATGATTGTTCCTAATCGTATTAGCCGTGACGATAATGTCGACACACAGGCAGCTGGTGCTTATGTTGCGTTTCCAAAGAAAGGCATCCACGAATGGATTGGTTCGCTTGATATTAATTCACTGTATCCTTCAGCGATTCGTGCATTAAATATGGGGCCAGAAACAATTGTGGGTCAATTACGTCAAGACGGGACGAAGGATTTCATTGCAGCTGAAATGGCAAAGGGCCGTAGTTTTGCAGGTGCATGGGAAGGTATCTTTGGTAGCTTAGAATATACCGCAGTGATGGATCGTGATGTTGGACGTGAAATTACCATCGACTGGGAAGACGGTGGCTATGATACGTTAAGTGCTGCACAAGTTTATGATTTGATTTTTGAAAGCAACCAACCATGGATGCTAAGTGCTAACGGTACTATCTTTACCTACGAGAAAGAAGGTATTATTCCTGGTCTATTAAAACGTTGGTATGCTGAACGTAAAGAGATGCAAGCTAAACTTAAAGACTGTATCAAAGCAGGTAATAAGATTGAAGAAGAGTATTGGGACAAGCGACAACTAGTTAAGAAAATTAACTTGAACAGTTTGTACGGTGCTATTCTTAACGCTGGTTGCAGATTTTTTGATAACCGCATTGGACAAAGTACAACGCTTACAGGCCGTGCCATTGCACAGCATATGGCTGGTAAGGTAAACGAAATTATCACAGGCGAATTTAATCACACAGGTAAAGCAATTATCTATGGTGATACAGACTCCTGTTATTTCTCAGCGTACACAACGCTAAGAAAAGAAATTGACCAAGGAGTTTTGCCTTGGACAAGAGAGAGTGTAATTGAACTTTACGATACCATAGGAGAAACTGTAAATGACACATTCCCCAAGTTTATGCAAGATGCATTTCATTGCCCAAAAAGTCGAGGAGAGGTTATCAAAGCCGGTCGCGAGATTGTTGCTTCCAAAGGACTATTCATTACCAAAAAACGATACGCTGTTCTCTACTACGACAAAGAAGGAAAGCGAGCTGACAAAGACGGACACGGCGGGAAGATCAAAGCAATGGGGCTCGACCTCAAGCGTTCAGATACCCCGGTTGTTATCCAAGACTTCTTAAGTGAAGTGTTGACTCGTGTTCTAAATGGGGAAACTAAAGAATCTGTTCTTGAATACATTACTACGTTCCGTACTGAATTTAAGGTTAGGCCTGGGTGGGAAAAGGGTTCTCCCAAACGTGCTAACAAGATTTCAGAGTATCGTGATAAAGAAAAGAAAGCAGGTAAGACTAACATGCCCGGACACGTTCGTGCTAGTCTAAACTGGAATACTTTAAAACGTATGATGGATGACAAATATTCTGTGGCTATTACTGACGGTGCTAAAGTTATTGTTTGTAAAGTCAAAGACAATCCAATGGGGTATACAAGTGTTGCGTATCCCGTGGATGAATTGCGTTTGCCGCAATGGTTTAAAGACTTGCCGTTTAATGATGCAGAGATGGAAAATGCTGTCATTGATGAAAAGTTAGAAAACTTAATTGGTGTTTTGGAATGGGACATCAGTTCAACTCGCAGTGATAATACATTCGCAAAATTATTTGATTTTGAATAAATTGCGGTTGCTTTTTATTCTAAACTCAAATATAATATTCATATAACCGGAGAAATCTAAATGAAAGATATTTTACAAGACATCGTGTCACATACACAAAATCTAGGCTTCTTAACAACAGTTAAAGTTACAGGCACAGAAAGCGGAACAACTATTAACTCAATGGCTGACGACCGTAGTGTTATTATGGAAGCAACTACAGCTAATCCGTACTCAGACATGATTGGGGTATTTGGTATGCCACAACTTAATAAACTCAAGTATTTGCTAGACGGTGCAGAGTATAAAGAAGAAGCTAAAATTAGCATTACTACAGCAGAACGTAATGGTGAAACATTGCCAGTTGGTTTGCATTTTGAAAACAAAGATGGTGACTTTAAAAACGACTATCGTTTTATGAATTCAGAAATCATCAACGAAAAAATGAAAACTGTTAAGTTCCGTGGCGTTAAGTGGGATGTAGAAATAGAGCCTACGGTTAGTGCCGTTCAACGTTTTAATGTCCAAGCAGGTGCTAATACAGAACACCCAACAGTCCTAGCACAGACTGACGGCGGTAATCTAAAGTTTATTTTTGGTGATGCTAGTTCACATGGCGGTGAATTTGTTTTTGCACAAAATGTTGCAGGTAAATTAGATCGTGGTTGGACTTGGCCAGTAATGCCAATCTTAAGTATTCTTAAGATTGCAGATGTTAATAACACTAAAATGTCGTTGTCAAATGAAGGTGCTATCCAGATCACTCTAGACAGCGGCCTAGCAACTTACAAATATATCATTCCAGCACAAGCTGCCTAAATATGATCAAGGGTCTACAAGGAATTAGTGGCGTAACGGTAACTGGCGGTAATACTGCCCTACCGTATATTGGTCCAAACTCTAATAACCCCATGACAGGTATACTACGTATCCACGGTACTGATATAGAAGTGTTTAACGGTAGTACTTGGCAAATGTTATCTACCAGCTATGCTACTGTAGGCCTTGATCAAGATGTACTAGAAATAGTACAATGGGCACGTAAGCAGCGTGACGAAGAAATGGCATGGAAGAGCTTGGCAAATGACAATAAGGCTGTTAAAATAGCATTAGACAATCTAGAACAGGCAAGACAGCAGTTAGACATAACAGCAAAATTAGCGAGAGAACATGAGCAAACAACCAGTTGATTTAACACCACTACAGAAAGACTATGCAGTCTATTTGCCTGCAATTAGTAGTTTCTACAGTACTTACATTGCAAAACAACGTAAGGGAGAATTTGTACCCAAGGATCGAATCCCAGCGGGCTTTGATCGTGGTATTGAAGGTATGAACTTCCTAAATCCAGACGAAGGATACTTTTATTACAAATATGGTTTGTATTCAGCAGGACATGCACAGTTAGATCTAGTTAAGACTATGGATCACGACTCGATGATTCAGCAACGTGATCGCAATAAGACAATGATCTTAGGCGACTCCGGTGGTTATCAGATCGGTAAAGGCATTCTTAAGTTTGATTGGCTAGACTTTGAAGGTAAAGCAGCTAACAAGACTCGTGATGATATTCTTAACTGGCTTGAACTAACTGCCGATTGGTCTATGATGTTAGACGTTCCAACATGGGCATGCGATCATATTCATAGTCCTAAAACTGGATTGAAGTCTTTTGAAGACTGTCTAGAAAAGACTCGTCACAATAACAAGTATTTCTTGGAAAATCGTTTAGGTGTTACTAAGTTCTTAAACGTTCTACAAGGTAGTAACTGGGATACTGCAGAAGCGTGGTACGAAGGTGTTAAAGAGTTCAGTGACAAGAATGTTTGGGGTGATAAAGCTGCTGAAGGTTGGGCAATGGGTGGTGCTAACATGTGCAAAATGCACATTACTCTACGTCGATTAATTACCATGCGCTTTGATGGTATGTTAGAAGGCAAGGATTGGATGCACTTCTTGGGTACTGCACAGTTAGATTGGTCATGTTACTTGACTAGTATTCAGCGTCAGATTCGTAAACATGTTAATCCTAATTTTACAATTAGCTTTGACTGTGCATCACCGTTCATTGCAACTGCACATGGACTAGTTTATACCAACAGTCAACATACAGCCAAGCGTTGGAGTGTTATTATGGACAAGGCTCCGGATAACAAAGCACTTGCATCACGTCCAGACATTCCATTTCCGTTTGAAAGCGAAATTGGTCGTAGACTTAATATTTCCGATATCTGTCATTATAAGCCAGGAATGTTAAACAAGATTGGCAAAGAAGGTAAAACATCGTGGGACAGTTTTGGTTATGCTCTAATGATGGGTCATAATGTTTATCAACATATTGTTGCCGTACAACGTGCTAACAACTTAGCAGATATTGAACAAGCTAAGATTCGGCCAGACTGGAGACAGTGGAAGAAGAATAAAGATCGTGACATGAGTGACGAGTATAGCGATTGGGTTCCACGTAATATTCTGTACTTTGATCGCTTTGTTGAAGAGTTGTTTGACTGTCCGGACAAAGAATCTGCATTTGCTATGATTGCTGATGCAGAGACTAGGGGTTTTATGCAGAATCTAGAAGGGTCACGCTTACGTGGTGGTGTTACAAATATCTCAAATGACTTGTTCTACGAAGAAGGCAGTGAAGATAAAGACTCATGGAATGATGATCGTGAAGATAGCGAATTGGATAAACTAGTTGCTGAATAAGAAAGAGAAACATGAGACCACAATCTACTGCAAAATTACATGCTCCAAAATGCAGTCTGCCCGCTTGCAACACGCAGGTAG